CTCTGTGATGAAATAGGTGCCTCCTATATCCTTATAAATGGGTCTGATGAAGGTCGTTCTATAGACACTATTAGAAACAAAGTTAAACAATTTGCTACTAGTGTTTCACTGACTTCGAGTGCTGCTCATAAAGTAGTCATTTTAGATGAAGCAGATAATATGACTTACGATGTTCAGATGATTCTTAGAGCAGCGATTGAAGAGTATCATATTAATTGTAGATTTATATTTACTTGCAACTTTATTAACAAACTAATTGACCCTATAAAGTCACGTTGTACTGTTGTTGATTTTACAATCAAACCTTCTCATAAAGAGAAACTACAGGAACAGTTCTTCTATCGTATTCGTGATATCTTAAATGCAGAATCAATTAAGTATGATGATAAGATTATTGCTAAACTTATCAAAAGATATTATCCAGATTGGAGACGTCTTTTAAATGAAGCACAAAGATTTGCATCATCAGGTGAGATTGACTCAGGCATTCTAATAGATATCGCAGATATTAATATTGATGATCTGATTCGAGCAATGAAAGATCGTAACTATTCTACAGTTAAGTCTTGGGTTACACAGAACATGGATCATGATCCCTATATGGTAATGAGAAAGATCTACGATGTTCTATACCAACACGCTAGTAATGCTAGTGTCCCTAACTGTGTATTGATTATTGCTAAGTATCAATATCAAATTCAATTTGTTGCAGATCAAGAAATCAATACCCTAGCATGTCTTACAGAGATTATGTTAGATGGAGTTGAATGGAAAACTAAAGCATGAAGAAATCTGAACTAATACATTATCGTTTACAGGCAATGCTACGTGAGCATAGTTTTAGTGACCTAGAATACCTAGGTGTAAGAAAAGATAGTATCGGTATACCACAACACTGGTATAATATAGGTGGTAATGAAGTACCAGTTGATGCTATCGAGGAGTTGGAAAGTGTTGAAGAAGAATAAAACAACACCACAAAATGTTAAAGAAGCACATGAAGCACTTTTTCATGCTAAAATGAATTTACCAAATGCCGCAGATCATTGCGGTATGACTCAGAAGGAATTGAAAATGACCTTTTTTGAATATCTTAAGTACAATGCCCCGAACACTCAAGTCACTGAAAACACCACTTCGATACCCAGGAGGGAAAAGCAGGGCACTAGCAAACCTGTTCCGATTCCTCCCAGACCTTTCCCAGGCAAAAGAGTATCGTGAACCATTTTTAGGTGGTGGTAGTGTTGCTATAGAAGTTACTAAACGTTATCCTAATTTACCTATCTGGGTCAACGATTTATATAAACCATTATATCTTTTTTGGACAGCATTAAGAGACGATGGTAACTATCTTTATGATCAACTTATACAATTAAAACAAAGACATCCTGATCCAGGTTCTGCTAAACAATTATTTTTAGATGCTAAAGAGAAAGTAAATGATGATGATATTGGATACAAAGATAAAGCAGTTGCTTTTTATATTATTAATAAGTGTTCTTTCTCTGGTCTTACAGAGAGTTCTTCCTTCTCACCACAAGCAAGTGAATCCAATTTTTCCATACGTGGTATAGAAAATCTTAAAACTTATTCTATCTTAATAAAGAACTGGAAAATTACTAACAACAATTATAACGATTTGTTAACTAATGATGAATCTATCGTCACTTACCTAGATCCACCATATGAAATTAAATCAAACTTATATGGAAAAAAAGGAAACATGCACAAAGGGTTTGACCACGATGGTTTTGCTACTCTTTGTGATCAGTTTGATGGGCATCAACTTATATCATACAATTCGTCGCAATTGATTCGTGATCGTTTTAAGGAGTGGACAGTTTCGGAATTTGCACACACTTACACCATGCGCTCTGTGGGATGCTATAATAAAGTACAAGCATCAAGAAAGGAGTTAGTCCTATTTAATTATGAAGTGTAAAGTATCACTATTCGTCGCAGGTCAAGTCTTCAAAGAGGAAGTACATGCCCGTAGTTTCCAAGAAGCAAAAGAAGTTGCTCTTGCTCGTAATCCTAACGCAACAGTTATAGGAGTTACCACCGCATAAATGAAGGAGTTTGATTATGATCTCGACTATAAGAGACTTGATTTTACAAATGAGGAAACTCGTAAACTTTATCGTATTGGAAGGGGAGAGCAAGGAGTTCTACTGGTTC